CGCGTGTTGAAATGCATGTACGGGTTATTACGGGGGTTCTCCCTATAAGTGTGAAAATCCACTCTCACTCTATCATCTGGCTCGTTGTTCCCATTTACAACGCCAGCACTAAACTCAACATTACGACATTTCAATATTTCGAAATCATCGCGACACGCCCAATCCAGTGGCAAAGTACATTCCTCATCAGGAATTTGCCAGGGCATGTAATGGTCCACCAATTCTGAGGATAAATCCCTAAAATCAGTGTATCCATCACTGCCTTTCCACAAAGCATTGCCATTATTTTGGATTACGACTTGGGCCTCTTTGTTATTAACTTGAGCATAATATCGTTTCGTCATTAATGCCAAATAGTACTGCTGAGTCTCTTGTAAGACTCTATAATTAGCTGTGCCATCAACTGAATTAGCCACTATTGCATTTAATAATGATTCAGTCATCTGGACGCCTCTAAATTGCTTTACATATTTAGAAAAAACTGGTTGATAAACTAAGTATGATCGTGGTTCAATAGTTATAGCTACATCTTTACTATCTCTGTATCTATAACCATCCACCGAAATCACCGTTGTCGCTGGTTGCATGTACACATGGTTAATATTTTTGGATGGGTTTGAATTAACAATACACCAGCCAACACCATGAGACTCACAATCATATTCACCTTGATTATCAAACCGATACTTAGATCCCCGCTCAAATACAGCATTCGATTTTAGAACATCCATTAATTCCCGCCCAGTCACATAAGTGGGGCCTATCGGCAAATTAAATAAGTAGTCGCTAAATCCTAAATGAACATCTTCAATATTAACATTGTCTCTAGGAGCAATTATGATAATAGTTTGTTCTTCAGGTACCGTGTGCGTTGTAATAATAGACCCTGTGGCTAGTGTAGTCTCGCTAGTGACAGAAGGATCATTTACGGCCTTTTTATCGCCTTTTTTATCCTTTTGATCAACTCTACGACTAGCATTCTGTGAGTTAGTGGTCGATTTCTTCCCAGTGTCCTGAGTGTTGGGACTCCGTGGTTTTTTAGAACCATTGCGCTCCTGGGGACCGGGCGTCTTCTTCTGCTTTTTAACACCAGAGCAGGGACTAACTGGTTTGGGTGAGGTTGATGTAGCATGTACAACCTCTTCTGGGGACCCTCTTCCCCCTTCCACCACAACCCCCTCTTCACCGGTGGCTAGCCGTTTCAAAGGGGGAAAGTCAGTGGGTAAAATGTGCTGGGCCGCAGCTTCGCCTCTCGCGGGAGGACATACATCAGGTAGGCTCATATGAGCGTTATCATTGGTTACCTGCCCGGCTTTCGCCTCAAGGTGGGCCCTTGTATCCATATGACACGTGTCAATTGATGCGCTAATATCCTGAAGCTCCGCGGTCGAAACGATGTTTGTAATTAGACTTGCCATGGTACCGAAACTTACGGAATAGATGGGCTACCATCATAACTGTTGCTTCAGTCAAAAATTTATGTGTTTTGTAATAATTTAGCCTAATTGTGGCCTGTCAGTTTATGCACTTCCAGCTTCACTCTTAACAAACTGTTGCTCTACAGTGTTTCCAAGCTCACTACGAACGTGCTCTCATTAATGTGGTGTTCATGTCTCACCACTTAACCTGTTGACGACTGCACTATTGAACCTGGATGTCAAACCAAATCCTCATTAGTCACTACGAATGCCTTATCGCCTGTGACTCTTCTCAATTTATAGTCGAGAGGTTGACTATTTAATCCTAGGGTAATGGAGGAGCTTCATTGTTATAGCCACATGCGCAGACACACCTGCACAAAAAGTGCCATGCAGCTAAACAATGATCAACCAAAGAAAGTTACGCTAAGGCGGCGGCTAAAACCGCCTTTCCAAGAGGTGACTTTGAAGCTTTAGCGACCGTACCAACAACTTTGGAAAACGATTCACCTGAAGCGCCAGCCTTCATGTGCGCAGTGCTGATAGTGTTCATAATCTCATGGTGCAATTCAGGAGCAGAATGAGAATCAGTGTAAAATGGAGCCACTGAAGAACCCCTAACTTCCCAATTCTCTATCAATTCAATTTCAAATTGCACTGCACTACTAGCATTATTCAAGTAATAAAAGAATGCACCGGGCTCTGACATACGCTTAACCGAACTTGCTTGCCCAACTACGGACACATCTACGTCTTCATCCTGATCAGCGCCAGTTCCAGCCTGAGACCATTCATCATTTCCGATGAAATTAAAAGTGTACACAGCCCGATCATAAATGGACTTCATCTGGGTTTGATGATTGGAATTAATATTACCGATAATACCATTGTAAGTAGTGGCATTAAACCCAGTCATATCAACCTCACCGTGTGGGGTGGCCAACA